ATGAATATTTATAAATAATGTTATATATCTCTGCCAATTCCTACAATCTTTTATATGTGTCAGTAAGTGTTCACAAAACAATATCTAACCCAACATATTTGTTGAGTATGGAGCATGCTCAATCTGGTAAAAAATATCAGGTTATTCCTGAAAATGTCACAACAATATCAGGGGCACCATATAATTCAAGATATGATATTTTTAAAGTTGGTGTATTTGAGTCGGGTGTTAATCCAACTGGAGGTACTATCAATATAGATGAGGTTGGTCAGTTTTATTATTCAATTAGAGAACAAGTTAGTTCAACAAATCTCAATCCATCGTTATCAGGAGATAAATTGGAGGAGGGATTGCTTTATTTGACACAGGACTTCACCGATACTTATTATTATACGGGAGGAACTGTAAATGTTTATGACCCCACAGAGACGCCGACATATCACATTTTACAGGAGGACGAATTTCACATATTAACGGAGGATAATAACTTATTAACACAAGAATAATGGATAAAAAAATATCAGAATTAACACAACTCACAGCGAGAACAGAACAGGATGTTATTGCTATAGTTAATAGTTCAACAACAAAAAAAATCTCTGTTGAGGATTTCATCAGAGAACCTGTCATAAATGCTGGTAATGTATCAGGGTCTCTTTCTATTGATTTAAGTCAAGGAAGGTGGTTTATATTCACTCTAACGGGTAATGTAAGTGTTGAACTATCTAATGAAAAGGAAGGTGAAGAGTTTGTCTTTTGGGTATATTCAAATGGAAACTACTCGGTTAATAGTATGACTTTAACATCAGGAGGAAATGTTTATTGTCAAGGTGGTTCATTACCCAATCCAAGTAATAATAAATGGAACTTCTATAGAGGGTTTGTGATAAATGGTGGGTTGGTATTAACAGAATTAGATAACTTTAGTGCGATATGACAAATTTTGAAGCGTTTAATATAAATTATATTGACATAGAACCGAATGTTGAGGTTAAAAATAAGAGGTATAATTACCTTTATTGGGGTCAAAACAACCTCTACCCTCAATATCTTCTTGGACTTTACCAGAAGTCCCCTATTCACGCCGTAGCGGCTGATTCAACTGTGACTATGTCTTTCGGTGATGGTGTTGAAATTGAAGGTCTTGGAAATGTATTGGTCAATAAGACAGAGAAACTATCTGGTCTATATCATAAGATATTGTATGATTTCTATTTATTTGGAGGATATGCTGTTGAGATAATATGGTCAAAAGACAGAACCTCAATTGCTTCAATATATCACGTACCATTCCAAAAGGTAAGAACTGGTCATTTGGAAATGGATAAGAGTGAACCTGATACATTCTGGTATTGTGACGACTGGTCTGACTTGAGAAAGAATCCAATCATAACATACGGAACGATTGACCCTGATAACAGAGAACAGAGACAGATGTTCTATTATAAGAGATATGTTCCCACAGAGAACTCAACATATCCTGTTGTACCTTATCAATCAGGAATACCTGCTATTGTATTGGAAGGTCAAATCTTTGAATACCACAAGCACGCCTTGAATTCAAATCTTACCCCCAATTTATTTGTATCGCTTATAGGTTCTCCTACTGAGTCAGAAAGGGAAAGAATTAAGAAGGAATTGGTTGATGTATATTCAGGTAAGGATGGTCAAAAGTTGATGTTAGGATTTAGTCAAAGTGCTGATGAGGCACCACAAATAACTCCCATCAATTCAACGGTTGGTGATGGATATTATGTGGATGTATTGTCATACGCGTCACAATCCGTTTTAACATCTTGGCAGATAAGTTCTCCTCTCCTTCTCGGTATCCATAGTTTCAGTTCAAACCCATTCTCACAAAATTCAGACGAATTAAAGGTGGCGACAGAACACTGGTTAAACTATATCTTGAAACCAAAGTTAATGGGATTGAATGAATCGTTGGAGATTGTCTTATCTATGAAATACAATCAACCTGTTGAGATTATAAATAAATTTACAAACTATTGGGACTAATGGTATTTTTGGTTACAGAGTCATACATCTTGGATAAGACCAATTTGGATAGAAATCTTCTATCACACAATCTTAAGGCTTCTATGATATTATCACAGAAAGTTAATGTGACAGAAATCATAGGAGATAAACTTATTGATAAAATATATAATGAAATTAATTCAGGCACCCTATCTGGAAATTATAAGTCACTGGTTGATAATTATCTTGTTGATGTTGTGACGTATTGGACGTTGTATTATGCTACGACCAACCTATTATCAAAAATCTCAAATAGAGGATTACAACAGGAATATAGTGAGAACTCCTCACAAGCCGATATAACGGTCTATAGAACCCTTAAGAGTGAGTTTAAGAACCTTGCTGAGTACTTCTCCCAAAGAGCAAATAAATGGGTTTATATGAACCGTTCTTTGTTTCCTGAATATGAGTTCTGTTCTTCTGACGGGGAACAACCGGCAAATCCAAATTCCAAATTTTTTGGGGGGATAGTTTTGTAAATTAATTTACATTAGTATATGATTATACCAGAATTAAAAAGGGGGGAATCCAAATCATCTTATATTCAAAGATGTAGGTCAGGGAGAGATATGAGTTCTCTCCCTCTTGCTTCCGTATTCAAAACAAATATATGTCAGGATGGTTATGATGTTCAGAGAAAGTTATTAAGATAAATCAATATTGTATCTATCTTTAATTCTGTTGATGAATTGTTCTGATATGTCTTTTTCCATATTATAACCAAGAGATTCAAGTATGTCTGTCACAGTTTCAACATATCTTGGATATTTTGAATCACTTAATTTTATATTGTGATTTTGTGTCTTTTTTTCTTTTGACATACATTCCCTACAATAGTAATTCAACTTGATTGGACTTTTTTTGTTGAACGTAAAACACTCTTCTGTTTTCATTTCCCTACAACTTGAGCATTCAAAATGTAGTACACCATCAATTTCTTCTACTCTTCTTTTTTTCCCCATACTATAAAGTATATTCTATTTTGGTGATGTGAAGTCCTCATCCCAACCAGAATCGTTTAAATCCTTGTTGGTCATATTCCCATACCATCCATATAGAGAAAGCCTCTTATTTCGGAGATATTCAAGTTCTTGTTGTCTCCATTCTTCCCATAGGTCTTTGGTCTTGCTCATCCTTTTGTAATGTTGTTGTTTGTTGTGAATTGATTCAATTCAAAGAATTTATCCAAAATGAGATTTAGTTCTTCTTGGTGATTAACAATCATAGAATGTATTGTTTTACCTGTGACGGTGACAATACTGGTCTTCATCCCCTCATCCTCTCTGACAAACTTAATATTATGAGTTTGACCAGTCATTATCTTTCCGTCGTTATTATCGTACCAATCGTATCGTAGTCGTGTCATAGTGTAAAGATATTAAATTCCAAAGATAAATCCAAGACCACAGAGTTTGAAAGTTGTGAGTGACAATGCCACACAGAAGTGTGCGGTGACGATAATAGCCAGTGCTCGTTCAATACCTTTCAAGTTTGGGTGGAAGGTAATGTCGTAAAAGAAACGGAGGACTGACATTACTTCGTTTCGTCGTTGTTTGGGTTGTGTTTGTTGTTCCATAGTGTAAAGATAATGAATTAGTCCCAATCTTCCAAATCTTCTTCACGATTTTCTTCCCATTCTTTCATATTGTCTTTTTCGTTCTCAATCCACTCAAGGATTGATGGTGAGAAATTACCAGTCACCAATCCATAGTAAAAGTCGTAATCCCATTCATACTCATACAAGTTTCCACAACCTTCACCTTGATAGTCAAGGTAATCTTCACCAAAGGTTTTTTCCAAGAACTCATCATATTCTTGTGGAGTTTCAGCGTAATCGTTAAGTTCTTCTACGCAAATACTTTTTACGCAATTTGTAAAGTCGTTGAGTTGTTGTTCTGTGAATGTGTAAGTCATAGTGTTTATTGTTATTGTGTTTGTGAGTTTCAAATATACTGCGAGTTTCTTAATTATCCAAAGATTTCTTTGATTTTTTTATATATCTTTTTTCAGGGTTTTTAGAATATTCTTCTCTTCTCCTTTTATTTATTTCATCTTTATTTTTTTCGTAATATTCTTTTTTATAGTTCTTCCAATATTCTTCATCTCTTATTTTTTTTCTACCATTTTTTTTGCGTAATTCTTTTGGTATGAGCCTTCTTTCTTTTCTTTGTTTTTCACTCATATCACCACCCCTTTTATTGAGTAAATCAAAACCAAGTTCAGTATAATAATCTATCCAATACCTTTCTCTTGATACATCATTAGTTTCTTCAATAAGTTCAATTTCGCATTGTTTCACAAATTGTTTATCCATTGCCGTATAATTACCACCTTTTCGTCTTTGTAAAGTTGATTTTGTTTTACCAACATAAACCACTTTATCATCTTTTACTAATCTATATATTCTTATCATATTAGTTTCAATCTGCCAAATTATTAGAAGGGAAGGTCAGGGTCAAGTTGTTTAACCTTTGGAGGATTATTGAATTGGTGAAGCAATTCATCACAGATTTCGTTAATGTAGTTCAACGTATCTTCTTTGGTATGAAGACCCCTCATATCCATATCCACAAGTTTTGAAATCATATCCATCATATAAGGATACAATGCGTGGTTATTGATTACATACAAGGTTTGTAGTTTTCCAACCAAAGTTGATTGGTTCTTAACTTCACGGAGGGTTTGGGGGATATTGATTACTTTCATATCACGAAGATAAGCCTTTTTTTTTAACCACCAAAAAAATCCCCAACTTTTTTTACGAAGTCAGGGATTTCAGGAATGATTAAATGGAGCATATATTTAATCAGATGAATCTTTCTTATCTCGGTTGAAGAACTTATGAATCTGTTCGTCCAAACTTGTGTCTCCTTTTTTGTATATAATCTTAATTATAGTGTATATGATTGAGATAATCAACAGAACTATCTTCAATAATGATTCAATCTCCATAAATGATAGAGTCATCGCTCCAGCATTCAACAACATTACCTTGTCCAATATAAAATCTTTCATACAGATAAATACTTTCAAACGAGTTGTACACCATATCGTTGTTTTATCCTATCTATGAATTGTTGATGTATATCTTGTTTTATATTATATCCCAATTTTTCTAATGCCATATAACCTTGTTCTGTTTCCCAATCAAGAAGAATTGGTGCTCTATCTTCTGAATTCTTTCTACATTCCTTACAGTTATATGCGAGATTGAATGGAGGTTTGGAATTGTCTGAATGAAAGTGTTCACTGGTCTTATGTTCCTTACACAAAGAACATCTATAAGTCCATTCACCATTTCCATTCAATATTCTACGATTATTTCTTCTCCTTTTCATTACTCATAAATATCGTAATATTCTGATATTCCAATTTATCTATCTCCCATTCCTTCATAAATTGTTGAATCGTTTTAAGGGGGTTAAACGGGTTTTCTTTCTCTTCTTGGTGTGGTACGTCATCCCAACGTCTGTTATGACGAATATGGTTGATTAAAACCCTTGAGACACCGAATAAATCACCAATCTCTCCGTCACTTAATGTTGATGTTTTACATAAAAGTTTAATTGCTGTTGCCTTGTTGTAATCTAACTTACTTGCTCCTGATTTAGTTTTGCTGGTCATTTTAGTTAATTTTTATATTTGATTAATGTATCCTGTCGTGATACATCAATAAATATATCATAAATAAAAATAATATCAAGTGTTGATAATAAAAACAATTATACATATATTTATGGTAAATAAAAAATAATATATTATGAAACAACACAAAACACTTTATGTTCCCGAAGAAACCGGAAGACAATTTAAATCAGCATGTGCCAAGCAAGGATTAAAGATGGGATTTATGCTTGATAAACTAATAAAAGAATGGTTAGAAAAACAAGAGAAATGATGTTAAAGAAATTATTAAGTCAATCATCTTATTGGGTAATCAATAAAGATTTAGTGATTAAATTAGGTTTTGAACCAACCTTACTACTCACACATCTTATAGAATGTGCTGATATGTTAGACCAACCATTCTATCAACAAAGAGACCGTATATTAAAAACTTTGGGTTGGACTGAATACCAATATAAGAAGAGTGTAAAAATATTAAGGGAAAAAAATCTTGTATCTTCTGAAGTAAAAGGTATACCTCCAAAGAATTATTGGACTGTTAATGAAAGTGAAATACACTCACTCTTTGAGTCAAATTCACCTGATATACGGGTGAATATCACCCACCCTAAAATGGGTGAATATCACCCACCTAAGAAAAGAAAACAAAACAATAACACAAGTGAGTCAATTGGGAGTGAAGGTGGGACAACTCCCAAAGAGTTGTCAACCACCAGTTCACTTCCCAATACTCACGATGAAGGAGGATGGGAGAAACTATTGAGAATATATCCCAAAGATAAATTAAATGATGAAGTATCAGCAATAACAAAATGGAATACATTAACTCAAGAGGATAAACAAAAAGTATTTAGACACCTCAACGTTTATCTTAAGAATACAGAACATCAGTTTATTAAACAGATTGGAAATTACTTCAAAGAAGAGCCTTGGATTAAAATGAAACCAAAGAGAAACAAATATGAAGGATTAACTGTAATCAACGCACAAAATAAATCAGAACAAAGTTTGGAAAATGATAAATTTTTCAGTACTATTGAATAATAAAAAACAAAAAAAATGATTGAATTAGGAAAACACTTAGAAAAGGAAGTAATCACTCCAAATTTGGAGAATGATACGGAAACATTATTTGATTTACCAACAGTGAATTATGTTGATAAGAAAGGTAATCACTGGATTACTAATGGTATTGGAGGTATTGTTGTTGTAATTGAAAACAAAGATTGGAATAAGTTCTTGGATAATCTATACACAATCTATTATAGAAAAAGTGTATTAGGGGATAAAATACCTGTAAGAGAGAAATTAGACCCATTAGATTGGAAAACATCATATCTATATCAATTGGGATATAATCACAAACCAAATTTCGCAAATCACCAACAGAAATTCTTGGATGTAAGAACTATACATTCTTTGATGAAAGTGAGATGTATTGAAACTACAAGGATAGAAGAATAATGAAAATTTCAGATTACACACTATTGGAATGGTTAAATATATTAGGTTATACTGAAGATGATTTAATACAATCTAATAAAATACAAATAGCAATTGAACAGTGGATTTCATCATCAAATGGTAAAGAACCATCACCTTTCTTTTTTGATGATAATGAAAAAAAAGAATATCTTGATAAACCGTTATTGGAAAGAGTATATGATTTATTAAGTGATGTTGAAAAAGATAAATATGATAAATTTATGTTTCGTATGATGCTATTAAAAAACAATATAAAATGAAAAAATACATAATCATATTTCTTTCAGCATTGGCTCTTGAGATAGGAAGCACGATGTATATTAGTTCTGTAGCAGATAAAGATATGGCATCAACGATGTTATGGGCATTTCTGGGTCCATTCATCGCATTACCATTTGCTGGTTATATTGCCGATGAGAAAACTTGGAAAGGTAGAATATACTTAGCATTATCAAGTTCAGTAGGATATACTATTGGGGCAATGTTGTCTATGTACTTCATATTAAATTGACTTCATCACCAAAATAAATTATATTTATGGTAGAGTCACAACGGTGACCTGGCAACACATTCCATATTATTTTAAGGGGGGAGAGAACTAAATAATATATTTTCATTTTTTAATTTTTAAGATAGTTGCCATTCCATTTTAGTATATTCTGTCAGTCATACAACTCTCCCCCTTTTTTCCTCACATAAAACAAAACTATTTATGAATATGGTAGAAGACGCATTATTATCCGAATACTTCCAACTATCATCCAAACGAAAGGATGAGGTGATGAGAGAAGTATGTAATCAATTTAGAAAAACATATGAACATCTTGTTGATGTATTCGGTACAGAACACGCAAACGAAATAGTTAAAGAAACACTCAACAAAGAGAAGAGAAAAGGATTGACTGAAGAGAACTATGAATATTGCGAAATCATAAAGATTATTGAAAATACTATGAAGGATGCCCTTAGTTGAAAGAACACCATCAGAAAGTAGAGACAAATTCCTCCAAAGGTGTATGTCAGATTCAAAGATGATAACAGAGTTTCCTGATAATCGTCAGCGTTATGCTGTTTGTATTGAGCAAGCAAAGAAGTAATGGGATGTGCGTGTAAAAATAATGTCCTCAGACGAGCAAAGAACCTCTTAAATGGAAGAAAATGGGAAGAGGTGGACATTATCACTCAAGGACAAATTGAAGGTCTGTATAACGAGCAATTCAAGTCATACGGAACAGAAGAACAAATAATAAACTGGTTAAAACAGAAATAATGAATTCAGAACAAATTAAATCACTTGTAAGACACCTACTAACAGCTATAGGGGTGTTATTGACTATGCTTGGCATAGATAAACTCATTCCGGTGGTAGAGTACCTCCAATCAAATCTTGATGGAGTATTCGCAGCAATAACAACCTTGGTCGGTGTCGTTGTCACAATCATCGGATTTTTCAAAGATAAATCAAGATGGCTCAAAGAGGAAGACCAAAAATAAGAATAGAAGATTTAGTAGAAAGGGGTGTATGGTCTGAAGATTGGAAAGAAGAGATTTATCAGATGGGTAAAGAAGGAAAACAACATACCCACCTGATGGAACATTTTGACTTAACAAGAGATACATTCTACAAATTAATTGGTCGTGATAAAAATTTTGCTGACGCCGTCAAGAAAATGGAGATGTATGCTCAAAATTATTGGTTGAAATTTATGGAAGATGCGTTCATAAAAGGGGAATCCAAGTCAATCAATTCAAACTTATGGTCTCTCGTTATGAGAAACAAATTCAAGGAGGACTGGAGTGAGAAACAATATATAGACCACCAAACCAAAGGAGAATCAATCAATAACGATAATAAAATTGTGGT